TGGCGGCGCCCGAGATCTCGCGCACGGCCCTAGAGATCGCCCAGGGCTACAGCGCGGATCTGATCGGCGGGCTTTCAGCCGATGCGATTAAGCAGATCAACGGCGAGATCACCCTGGGGATCATGGGCGGCAAGTCCGTGGGCGACGTGATGCAGGCCATCGGGCGCTCGCTGGATGCGGAGAAAACGCGCATGTACAACATCGCCGCCAGAGCCGAGGCCATCACGCGCACCGAGACCGCCAGGGTGCACTCGGCCGCGCGCCAGGCACGGATCGCGGCCGTGGCCGGCGGGGTGACCGATCCGGCCATCCTGGTGACCAAAAAGTGGATCGCCTCGGGCAAGTTCTACCCGAGGGAAAACCACGCGGCCCTAAACGATGTGCGCGTGCCGCTGGACCAGGATTTTCCGGGCGGGCTGCCCCATCCGCACGCGCCGGGCCTGCCGGCCAAAGAGGTGGTCAACTGCGGCTGCACCCACGTGCTGGATACGCCCGACTGGGACAAGCTGGCCGAAGACTTCGAGCCGGCGCCCATCAGCCTGCGGGCCGCGTACATTGCGCCGCCCAAGCCCAAAAAACAGCGGCGGCGGCCCCGCAAATATCAGCCGGCCAAAAAGCTGGAGCAGGCCCTGGGCTGGATCGAGAAAAATGATCTGGCCGAAAACATCGAGCTGGCCGGCGGGCGCACCTGGGGCGGCAGGCTGGCCAAGTACAAGGCCCTGGCAAAGGCCAACCTGATCCTGGCCGAGGTCGACCGTATGCAGCGCGATTTGAAAATCAAGCTGCCCAAGGTTAAACGGTTTTACATTACCAATTCCCGGCGCGGCGCGGCGCACAGTGTCCTGCCGGCGGACAAGGCCGGCATCACTTTTGCCAATGACTGGGATAGCCGGACCTGGGAAAACATCAGGGCCTGGGAGCAGAAGAGGGGGCGCCCCTGGGACTGGACCGACAAGGAAAGCCACACGGCCAAAAACGTGCGCCACGAGTATGCGCATATCATCGACGGCGACGTGATGCGCAGAAGGGGCCTTAAAGCCGCAAGCCTTACGCGGACCGACGAATGGCACGACCTGCGGAGGGATCTGGCCCGCAAGCATAAGTTCACGGCGCTCACTATCAGCGATTACGCGAAAACGACCGGCCAGGAGTACTTCGCCGAAGCACTGGCGCAATACACCTCGCCGCTTTACGGCAAGGAGCGGGAGCGTTTCCCGAAACCCCTGGAGGACTTTCTCGAAGGGGTGCTCAACGAATACAGGAGTAAATGATGGGCCAGACATTTCCGCCGCATCCGGAGATCTGCATGGTCTGCCGGCATTATGAGGGCGTAGAGTATATCGAGACCGAGCCGGATCTCGAAGGGGACCATATCAACGTGTGCAAAGCGTTTCCGGAGGGCATCCCTGAAGAGATCCTGCTGGGGGAGCACAAGCACCGGCGCCCGTTTAAAGGCGACAACGGCATCCGCTTTGCACCCAAAAGGAAGTAAACCTCAACCATCAGGCAAAGGAGAAGCAATATGGACGAAAAAGAACTCAAGGAACTGGAGAAAAAGCTCGCGGCCCTGCAGGCCACCCTCGACAAGGAAAAGAAAAGCCTGTCCGCCCAGAAAGCGGCCCTGACCCGGCGCGAAAACGAGATCGCCGCGCGCGAGGAGGCCCTGGCCGAGGCGGACGACGCCCCGCAAGCAGAAGCAAAAGAGTTTACTGCGGCCGAGAAAAAGCTGATCGAAGCGGCCGCCAAGGCCTACGGCATCGCCCCCGAGCATGTGGCCGGGTGCAACATCCGCGACGGCAAGGCCGTTATCTGCACCGCCGGCGGCGCCAAGGTGACCTATGCCAAGGGCGACAAGGTCGAGGAGCTGACCGCGATTCAAATTACCGGCGTCAACCCGAGGCCCAAGAAACGTAAACCGCTAACCGGCTAACAGCGCATAGCGCAGAGCGCCATGCGCCATGCGCTCTGCGCCAAGCGACGACTGAAAGGAGTAATGATGCCCTACACCATGGAAAACCCGCCCGACTGGCTCAAGCGCCTGCCCAGGGGCGCGGTGCGCATCGGCATCGATGTCTACAACCGCGTGCTGGACGACAGCGGCGACAAAGAGCGCGCGCGCAAGGCGGCCTGGGCCGCCATCAAGGCCAAGTACAAAAAGGACGACGACAAGTGGCGCGCCAAGCAGACGGCGGCCGGACGCGAGCGCCCCGGCATTATCCACTTTCAGGCCGCGCGCCAGGCCGACGACACCGGGCTGGTTTGGGAGGTGGTGCTGATCGCGCCGGGCCTTTCAGCCAGCTGGCCGCGCTTTTACTGGTCCGAAGAGGTGCTGGCGGCGGCGGTCGGCGTGTTTGCCGGCGTGGACATCAACGCCTACGAGCTGACGGCCGACTTTTTCACGCATCTGCCCATCCCGGATATCAACCAGCTGGAGAACGTCAAACGATTTTTAGCGGCCAAGAAAGTCGGCTGGGTCGAGAAGACCTGGTACGAGCCGGGGGTGGGCATCAAGGCCGAGATCCGCTTTGCCAAGTCCCAGGCTTGGCTGCCGGAGATGCTGGCCGACGGCATCGCGGCCGGCAAGGACGACATCCTGGGGCTGTCCATCGACTCGCGCATCAAGGGCGTGGATATTCTGGTGGACGATATGACCGTGGTCTGGGTGACCGAGATCGTCTCCTGCTCGTCCGTGGACGTGGTGACCCATCCGGCGGCCGGCGGCCGCTTTCTGAGGGCCGTCGCGGCCCTGTCCGACAATATCAACCAAGGAGGAAAACCCATGAACTGGAAAGACAGATTAATCGCACTGATCGCGCAGGCCCGAGCGGACCTGCTGGACGGCAAGGACCGGGCCGCGCTCACCGACGAGGAGGTCGTGGCGCTGGCCCAGATGGCTATGGAAGAGCCGCAGAGCGCAAAGCGCAAAGAGCCGGGCAAAAAAGATCCGGCTGATCCGAAGCACGCCGCCCAGGGCCTGAGCCTGGAGCAGGTGCAGGAGAAGATCGCCGAGGCGCTGGCCGGCTACAGGGCCGAGAGCGAGGCCCGCGCGGCCTGCGCCCGGACCCTGGGGACCACCCTGGCGGCCAGCGGGCTGCCCGAGATGGCCGCCGCGCGGGTGCGCAGCCAATTCGACGGCAAGCTCTTCGAGCCGGCCGAGCTGGATGCGGCCGTCAAGGCCGAAAAAGACTACCTGGCCCAGCTGGCCCAGCCTAAGCTGGACCTGCCGGACCAGACCCGCGCTGTGGTGGGCATCGGCACCATCGAGCGCGCACGCATGGCGGTCGACCGCATGTTCGGGCTGACCGAGGCCGACATGAAAACGCTGGCGGCGGCCACGCGCCTGGATAACAAGCCGCTGTTCGAGGACCTGCGCGCCGCGCAGGCCATCGAGGGCTACAGCGACGTGCCCGCTTTTTCCGGCCTGCGTGAAATGTATGAATTTTTCACCGGCGATCCGGAAGTGACCGGGGTTTTCAACCGCGCCGGCCTGCCGGCCGAGCTGCGCGCATCCCAGGACATCAACAGCGGCACGTTCACCTACGTGCTGGGCAACACCCTGGCCCGGCGCTTCGTGCGCGACTACCGCGAGGTCAACTACCTGGAGGACCTGCTGATCAGCGTGCGCAAGCCGGTGCGCGATTTCCGCCAGCAGGAAGCGGTCATGGTGGGCTATTTTCCGGACCTGGCCACGGTCGACCCGGAGACCGGGGACTACCAGGAGATCTCCAGCGTCACCGACGAGGAGAGCACCTATAGCCTGGCCCAGAAGGGTAACCTGCTCACGTTCAGCAGAAAGACCATCATCAACGATGACGTGACCCTGATCCTGCGCTTGGTGGGACGCCTGGGGCGCTCCGCGCGGCGCACCCACGGCAAGTACGTCTGGAACTTTTTCAGTTCCAACGCCACCTGCTCCGACACCACGGCCTGGTTTACGTCCGGGCACGGCAACTACACCACCAGCGCCCTGGCCTGGGCCACGGCCATCGCGGCCTACAAGGCCCTGGCCAAGATGACCGAAAAAGACAGCGGCGAGCGCATCGGGCTGCTGGACGATCCCAGCATCAAGCCGGTGCTGGTGGGGCCGATCGACCTAATGGAGACCGTCCAACAGATCGCCGAGGACGATCACTACTACGCCACCAACGATCTGACCGACAAGACCCGCAACCCGCTGTACGGCAAGATCAAGGGTCAGACCGTGACCCTGCTGACCGACACCAACAACTGGGGCCTGCTCATGCCGCCGGACGTGGTGGACATGGTCGAGATGGGCTATCTTAACGGCCACCAGGACCCGGAGATGTTCGTGGCCGACAGCCCCCAGGCCGAGCAGGTCTTCGTGGCCGACAAGGTGCGCTACAAGATCCGCCACGAGTACGCCGGCGCCCTGGTCGATTTCGCAAGCGGCTACGGCGGCGTGGTGGCCTAAGAGCGCATAGCGCATAGAGCATAGCGCACGGCGGGCGGGCTGCACCTGCCCGCCCCGCGCGCCAATTCAACCAATCATACCAAAAACCTGGAGGATACCATGAAACGCGACCGATCCAGAATTAAGCTGCTGGCCGTGCTGGCCGTAGCACTCACCATGATATTTCTTTCCATCACCGACGCCTCGGCGGTCGAGTCCTGGCGCCAGAAATGGGTGCGCTTTGCGGCCACGGCCGGCGAGACCCTGGCCATCGGCGATGTGGTCTGCATCAAAAACAGCGACGGCAAGGCCTACAAGGCCGATGCCGACGACAGCGACAAGCGCCCGGCCGTGGGCGTGATCGGCAAGGGCGGGGCCGCAAACGCCTCGGTGGAGATTATCACCGTCGGAATTCTGGCCGGCCAGTCGGCCCTTTCGACCGGCTTTCGGCTGTTTTTGTCCACCGGGGCCGGGGCCTATACGGTCAGCGCACCGACCAACGCCCAGATCGTGGGCTGGGTCATGCCCACCGCCGGCTCGACGACCACCTCGACCACGTATTTTATCAACGTGATGCCCCCGACGTCGACCGGGGCCGCTTACTGACGCGGTGCAGATCTGGCGCGTCATACTGCCGGCGGCCACCGCCGCCCTGATGCTGGCCATCATCCCGGCCGAGCAGGTTTACCTGCGCTTTTCCTGGCAGCTGGCCAGCCTGTGGCTGGCGGCGCTCGTGTTCTGCGCCTGGCTGACCAACGGCTGGCGGCGGCTGTTTTTCCTGCTGGCCCTGCTCGCGGTCGTGCGCCACGGGCCGGTGCTGACGGCCTACATCCAGCTGCTGATGATCGCGGTCTTTCTGGCG